CTCTTTATAAGACTCTAATCTAATTATTAGATAGTGTTCAATCCGTGAACATACACCTTAGCGTAGAATTCAGGACGTAACATCTTCTTAGCGTAACGAGTCAATAAACCTTTACGTGGAGTGAAGGTATCAGGATCGTACACCAATGGAGTCATGATCAATGGAATGTATGGAGCAAATACAGCACCAGTTTCCAAGAATTGTGAACCTTTGTAGCCCATCAAGATCAAGTTTTCAGTCATGTATGGGTTCTTGTAAACAGTGTATCTGTTATTCAAGGCACCAACTTTCTGTACACCGAAAGCGTATTCCATTTGAGCGGCATCACCGTTTGAGTTAGCAGCAAATCCTGGGATTGATTCCAAGATAGTAGCTACAGTTGGAGAAGTAACTAAGAAGTTAGCTCCGCCTCTCAAAGTCAACTGGTGAATCTTGTTAGACAATTTCTGTAACTTAGTTCCTAAAGTAGCAAACCACTGACCTTGAGTGTTGTAGAAACCTGAAGATAAAGTAGTTGGCAATGAACCAGAAATTACAGTGTTGTTTACAGCTGACCAGTACTCAGTTCCAGCAGCAGCATCTTCGATCAACATATCTAAGATTTCCAAATCAATTTCCATTGAAATGTACTCACTCATGATGTTAGTCAATTCAGCTTCAGCATCGATGTTCTGGTAAGCAGCTAAGTCTTGAGCAAACTCAGGAGTCCATACAGCCTTCAACTTCTTAGTTTTAGCAGTGATAGCTTGTGACTGCATCTTAACGTTAATCTGTGGGATAGAGATAGTAGTTGCAGAAGCAGCGTTTGGAACAGCGTATGAGCTTGAATCTTCAAAATCACCTCTGTAACGATCTTCAGTTTTCTTGTTGTAGAAGATTGTCATAGCACCAACACCGGCTGGTGGATTCAATTCAGCAACTGAAGCAGTTACAAAGAAGTTAATAGTGTTGTTAGTGTAATCGTAAGTAGCGAACTGTTGTAAGTTATCAGCAGCAACGATTTCTGAACCTGAAGTGATAATGAAACCACGTACAGCATCTGGATCGAAGTCAGCTAAGTTAGTAGTTGAAGCAGAGATAGCAATTTTCTTGATCTCACCTCTAGCTACAGAAGCTGAGTAATCAGTATCAAAGTTCACATCTTGGAAAGAAGCTGAACTGAAGTTTGAAGCTGAAGTTACAGTTACTACAGATGAAGTTTGGTTAGTTGAGTAAGTAAACCTACCTGTACCATACAAACCACCAGCAGTTTCAGTAGTTTGGAATGGGAACTGACCAGAAGCGTTTCTAGTACCATATAAAGAATCACCAGCAGTGAATGGGTTCTTAGTATCTCCATATTGGAAATCCAAGAAGAACACAAGACCTGAAGGCATGTTCATTGGTTGAACACTAACAAATTCTTTAGCTACGATAGTTCCGAATACCTTACGTACTAATGGTAAAGCAATACCAGCCCAGTTCTCACCCTGAGTACCAGAAGTGAAATATGAGTTAGTAGAAATGATGTTTTGTGTTTCAGTTACTAATTGCTTGGCTTGGTTTTCCAACAAGACTGACATGTTATTTTTCTCAATCTCGCCTAAACCTTCCAACAAACCAGTCTTAGTCCACTTACCAGCCAATTTGGCTGCGTCGCTTTGCAAATTCTTCCAAGAACCTGCAGCGCTCTCTAATAATTGTTGTACTTGTGACATTGTTTTTGTTTTTTATTTTTTGTTTTTTATTTAATACCGGCTAATTTTTGCCATCTAGCAACCTGGTCATTAGCTTCCATAATTGGCTTCTTAGTAGCTACACCAGCAGCTTTAGAGGCACCACCACGGATTAATGACTCATTCATAGGAGCTCTCTTAGTAGTGAATCCTTCAGATAAAGTTTCAAATACTAATTTAGCTTCCTCAACACTAGCAGCTTTATCAAAAGCAGCTAATACTTTAACCTTTTGACTTTCAGTCAAGTTTTTAGATTTGAAGATTTTGTTAGTGTAAAGAAGTTTTGCGTTGAATAAGTTAACTTCAGCTAATTCTTTTTTAATGGTTTTAATAGTGTTGTAAGCTTCATTTAACTCTTTTTCATCTTCTTCAAGATTAGATCCAGGGTTAAATCCTCCTCTAGTACCAGTACCATAAGCTGGTTTATCGTAGTCAGCTTTAACAAATTTAATAGCTTCTTTAGCTGCTTCTTCTGGAGGCATACCGTTTGCAATAAGTTCTGCTGTCTTTTTCTTGATATCCATCCTTTTGCTTACACTAGTAGTTATCACACCGGCACCTACAAGGCCTGAGATAATTCCTGCAGCCATAAGAAGAGCAGTACTCATTACTACTTCATTTACTGGTTCTTTGTTTTCTTTCATTTTCTTTTTGTAGTCTTCAACACCCTCTTCTTCAGCAGTGTCTTTTTTGTCACCACGTTTAGAGGCAGGAACATCACCTTTGTTACCACCGTACTTTTTACGTTCGTTAATTTCTACTTCTTCTTCACCTTCTTCTTCTTCATCTTCTTCTTCGCTTTCCATACCTTCACCAGCTTCTAATTCGCCAGCTTCAACCATGTCAGCGATTACATCTTCGATGAATTTTTTAAGGTCGTCTTCAGACATGTTTTCAAGGTCGATTTCTTCTTCAGTTTCTTCAGTTTCTTCGCCTTCTTCTTCGTCTTCAGCTTCCATTAAATCTTCTTCTTCACCTTCAGACATTTCTTCATTTTCATCCATGTCTTCAAGTTCTCTTAAAAGTTCATCAAGGTCCATCTCGTTCATGTCTTCTGCTTCTTCCATGTCTTCGCCTTCTTTCATTTCTTCTTTGGCTTCATCCATGTCATACGCTTCATCCATGTCGTAAGTTTCCTCGATTTCCTTTTCTTTCATTTCGGTTACTTCTTCTTCAGCTTCATCCATTTTGTCCATTTCAGCTATCTTTGCAGCTAACTTTTCACGGAGCATAGGACTAAAAGCTTCTTCAAGAGCAGCCTTTGCATTGGCGATGGCTGTTTCCTTAACAGCTTTGGCATCGGCAATGGCTTCTTTGAGTAAGTCTCTGTTTGCCATACTTTTTTTTAGTTTTTTCCTCAATTAAATTGTGTTGGAAGTACGCTTATTATTGACTAATGTCGAAGCGTAATAGATATTAAAAATCTTGATGCCATATAGAAAATGGCATATTGTCAGGTATACGTATATAAAGATTTTTTAAAATCGCAAAGGGTTTAAAAAACAGGACAAGAACCGTTTGCGCAAAGAATTTCGGATAACAATCCGTTAACTTTACCATATTGGTATGTATTAACTTCTTTACCTTCTTTAACTAGGTGCATATATGAGCCTGGATTTGAAGGTGTTGATACGAAGTCCCAACATAGTAATTCAAAATCATCTTGTACTTCTAATGTGCCTTCACTAATTTCTTTTAATGAACCCATTCCACGAGATGATACACCTACTGTTACATTATTATCAATAAGTGCTTTTAAAATATTTCCAGAGGTGGTAGGCAATATTTCTATTTTACCTATTACTTTATCTCCATCCCACCAGCATTCTCTAATAATATGAGAGACATTTTTAAGAGAAATAATAGAAGATTCAGGATGGTCTAATTCACCTGTTGATCTATTTTCTCTAATAAGTTCTTGATATTTATCAATTTCTCTTTCCCATAACTCTTTAGCATAATATCTACCATTACCATTTTTTACTTCAGCAGTTGCTAAAATACCTTCAACTAAAGGATTACCTGATGGGGCTTTCATTCCTTCATGCAATTGGGTACGACCAACTGTAAATGGTATAGTTTCAATTAATACTTGTTTCATTATTTTTTCTTGTCTAAATCACCGTAACCACTTGCTTTGTATTTACCTTTAGGTGCTTTAGGTTCGGTTGAAGTTTCTAAACCAATTCCTTTAACACCAAACATACCATTTTTAGCGTAGTAGTTAGCATCTTTAGCCATATTTTTAGCCACAATAGCTTTTAATTCATCTACTGTTTTTTTAGCATTTTTAGGATCACCCATTTCAGCTAAATAACCAATCAAGAAAGATTGACCATAAACATTATCAATGTTCTTTTTATCTTTATAGTCAAAGTTTTTAGTTTCTAAATCAACTAATTCTTTTTCAGTTTCTTTATTATGGGCTTTAACTTCAGCTTCAAAGATTTTAAACCAATCTTTTCTACCAGTAGTTACACCACCTGCTCCTTCAGAGATAATACTTTTACCTTTTAAAATATTAACTGTTTGATCAAATGTATTATGTACAGTTATAAACTCTGGGAATTGGTTCATGGCTTGTTTAAGGAAAAAGTTTTTATCTCCTTTGCCTTCTTTAATTAAGTTATATTGTTGTTGTAGCGTTGCCATATGTTATAAATATTATGGATAAAGTAAAATTGCTCCTGTAGATAAAGAAGCACTAGTTACATAAACAGGAATTGTATGTCCTGCAGGGATAATCATAGGAGCAGCAGCTGTTGCTAATACTTGACCTTGATAATCTTTTAGCCCTGTAATAACAGCGCTTGAGCCTGATACTACTGTAAATCCAGCAAAACTACCTGTTGCTGTAGTTGAAGTATAAAGGGCGGTTGGGTTTACTGGTATGTTTGCCATATTTTAGTCTTTAAATAGTTCTATTATATCTTTTAAATAATCTTGTGCTAAATCAGTTCCATATACAACGTTAAACGAGTCTGGATTTTGTTTATAAAAATCCAAAGTTTTATGTTTTGCTTGTTGTAATAATGGAATTAACTCGTTTAATTGTTTTTCAATTGTATCAAATGCTAATACTCGACCACCAATAAATTTTTTATTAGAGTCTTTATTTATGTTAGCGTCTTTTAAATAGGTTTCAACATCTGTATCTTCCCAAAGTTGTTTTACTTCAATACCTTTAGCGGCTTTATTTAAAGCTTTTTTATCAACTAATTTATACTTAAAGTTTTTAACATAAGTGTTATTAGTAACACCTTCAGGGCCAGCAGATGGACCAGGGCCAAATGTTGCTCCAGGACCTTCTTCTATTTTCTTTTTCTTTTTACCAAAAGCATATTTGGTAGCATAATTAGCTCCTTCAGTACCAGAAGTAAAGTGAGCACCTCCTGCTCCTCCTCCTGTCATACTCATTTCATCTAATAAATTTTTAATAGTAACATATTGTTCAGGATATTCCTTTCTAATATGTGTTCTAAATTTATTAAATACATTACGGGCATCTTGGGCTAACACTGATAGTTTAGGATCAGCTTTGCCATCTGCTGTTTTAGATAAGTCTGTTAAAGCTTTAACTGCTTCAGACATTTCTCTTAAAGCATCTCCAAAGTTAGCTAATTTAATTATTTTATGGTCTATATTACCAGTTTCATTATTAACATTAACTGCTTTAAAGTAAGTACTTAAAGTATCATTAAAAAAGTCATTTTTGAAGTCAACTTTACCATAACGTCTTTCAATCCTAGATATTAATTCAGGATCAACGTCTTTTGGTTTAAGTACTCCGTCAGCCTCTTTTAATTTATACTTGTAATTAGCCATGAACTTTAGTTAATTCTTCTAACAATTCAAAATATTGTAATAAATTAACTAAGTTATCGTTACCAACATTGGCTGTTTTACTTAATGGAGAAAGTAAGTTAGTTACCTCATTTAATTTAATCTGAACAGCTTTATCAGTAACTTTTTTAGATAATTTATTTATTTCTTCTTTAATTTCTCCAACTTTACTGTTATAAAATTCTCTTAATTTTGGAGTTGAGTCAACTGAATTAATAAATTCTTTTAAAACAATCTTCTGATTGTCATTTAATGACTCATACTTACCATTGAATTTTTCTAACATTACTTTGTAAGTTAGAATACGTAAATCTTTATCATAAGACTTAAATTCTTCTAACAATTCGTCTTCTACTTTTTGTTTTTTAATATTTTTAGAAGTTAAATGCTCTAAAAGAGACATTTTATTGTCAATAATTTGGTCTGGATTAGATAAATTTTCACTATTATAAACCTCTAATAAAGTATATAAAGAAGCAAATACTTTATAGTTAGGTAATTTAGTTTTAAAAAATTCTTCTAAATTATAGTGTTTTTGGATTTCACTGATAAGGTTATATTTTTGTCTTTTTAAAGCTCCTCTATTAAGGTCTTTAGAAGACTCAACTATTGTGTTAATAATAATCTCCGCTTTACCTTCAGTAATATTTTTATGCTTGGAAAGAGTTTCATATAATTTGTACTCTCTTCCTAATTCGGTTTTTACAAAGTACTTTTTTAAAATACCGGTTGCCTTAGAATCTTTACCAGATAAAGTATCAGCGGTAATTTGTCTTACTAAAAGCTCAAATAAAAGGCCGGTATTCTTATACTTAGAATGTTTAATATTCATTCTTGAGGTTTTGTTATAAATATATAAGGATTTTTATTTCTTTAAATTAGATTCATCTAATAAATCTTTCTTTTTATTAGTTTTATTGAATACTGTTTTTTTATCTAAACTTTCTAATAAAGTTTTATTTTTAGCTATAAGTTCTAAAGCTAATGGTGAACCACCTTTATAATTTGGTTGAATAGAACCTTGTTCATTCTCATTATCTGGATTAAGGAATGATTGATTGCCTAATCTATCTTTACCAAATGGTGATTCTTGTGTGTTTCTATTAGTTATTTTTTCTTTAGGTCTTCCTAAAGGTACTTTTTCATCATACCCATCCGGTAATTCTGTAGCTTCATATCTACCACGACCATATAAAGAAGCTAAATCATGTGGTGTACCATATGATTTGCCTGATTCTAAAGGATCATTACCTTCAGCTTCAACTTGTGATAAACGGAATTTACGCTTTTGATCTTGTACAATCAAATCTCTCATTTCCTCGTACTGGTCCTGGCTAAAGTGGAAGATGTTTTCATAAATCCAATCTGTTGATATTAATTTACTTTCAGCCATTGTAGAAGCTAAATCCATTTTTTCTTTCATCAAAGCAATACGCTCTTGATCATAGATAATAGATGGAGTAGTTAATGATAATTCAAAATTAGTTAAATTATCAGATGTATACCCTTGTGTGTATAAATGAATTAAAGCAATTTTATATAACTCTGATAATACAATTCTTTGAATACGGTCGATTGTGCGAGCAAATCTAATATCTTCAGCAGCTAATGTCGCTTTACCGGTTAAATCTTTTTCATAACCCATATAAGCTTTAGGTACTTTAAGAGCGGCAAATAATTTGTCTCTTAGGTAAGTAACGTCTGCTATACCATCATAATTTAAACCAGGTGAAGTTTCAATTTTAGTTGATTGATCATTACCCCTAACTGGAATATAAAAGTCTTCCATTAGGTTTTGCATGTTATATTTTAAGTTATATTCACCTGTTTGATTATCTACTAATGGAGTACGTTTCATAGTAGAAATAGTTTTCTGCATAAAGTTTTCTACTTCATTTGGTGGGATAGAACCAACATTAATATAGAAAACACGTCTATCAGGTGAGCGAGAGATTCTATGAATTAACATAGCATCTTCCATTAATGAATATTGTTTAAATATTCTACGAGCAGGTTCAATATAAGCTCTACCATACGGAAGATAGTTAACATCTGTCATTAAACGGAAATGAGCCATTTCATAATTTTCAAAAACAATTGTATTATCTTCTTTTATTTTAGCTTGTACTTGAGGTACACCATAATATCCTGAACTACCTCCATAAAATCCTTCTGGTGAGTAAACAAATCTTACTGAGTTTGGATGTTCTGGGTCATAGTTTTCTTGTCTCTCAATATTATAAGCCTGATAAGGTATTACATTAAATACACCAAATTTTTCAGCAATTTCTAGTTTTAAGAAAAAGTCACCATACTTACACATTTGACGAATCCAAGACCATAAATTAAATTCAATGTTTAATACATCGTAAAACAAGTTATAAAGTATTTGTTGAATATCTTCATCACTTGATCTAATTTGAAGCACTTCTCCCATCTCATTTTTCAAAGTACTTTCTTCAGCTATAATATCCAAGGCAGAAGCTACAATAGCATCATTATCCATTACATCATAGTCTGAGTATATGAATGTTCTTAGGTATTGATAGTTAATATTTAACTGTTGACCAAAAAGTGAAGTTGAGTTAGGTGAATAAATTCTATTATATCTATCCAACAAAGAGTTAGTAGCTATATCACCTGATCTTTGGATGCTATCAACGTCTAAAACTTTAAGCTCATTTCCACCCTGATTTCTAATAATTACATCAGTTGAAAATAATCTTTGTAAACGTTTAAATAAAGTAGTATCTGCCATAAAAATATATTATAAATATTACAAAAGCCAGCTAATGTTTTCCTCTCCATCTCTAGTTTGTATAGAGTAAGGATTAGGAATATTGTTAGACCCATATGCTCCTTTAAATGGAGTGGTTCCTTTTGAAAAATTACCTAAAGCTGCTCTAGTCATATCTTGAGAATGTTGTTGAAACTTAAGTGACGTGTCTCGTAGGAACATACCGATCCCAAATGACATAACCAAGTCATCGTTGTATCCTGTTTGAGCTTCTGGTCGACCATTTTTCCAAATGAATACTTTCATTTCTTCTACTAATCGTTTTGAGCGAATAGTCACACTTTTGTCACCAACATATTCTCTAAATTTGTTTACAACTAATGGTCTTGTTCTTAAAGACATTGTAAATCCAGGAGTCATATCTGAAGTACCTTCAAATACCCTTAAATAGGATTCAGCTGTTAATTGATCTGATTTAGGTGAGTGGTATAGATTTCTATATCCTCTTTCAATAATAGCGTCTATTGTAGCCCAACCAATTGAGGCGTTTTCAACAACAAGCATAGCATTATTATATTCAGTAGCTAAACCTGTTAAAAAGTAACCATATTCTTTAGGCGGCAATTGACCTTTATATTCAGCTACTTGTGTATTAGTTGCTATATCAATTATATGACAAGCAGAAGAGTCTTTACCATCACCTCTAGCTACGTCTGCCACAACCATATATTCTCTAGAATAATCAGCTGGTTCCCAAATCCATAGATTTTGGTCAGCTCCTCTTCTTTCTAAAGGTTCTTTAATAGTAGTTTGATTTAAAAATTCTATCCATTCAGGATAAAATACTACATCACCAGAAGTACTAAAGTCACAGTCACATTCTTGAGCTGCTAATCTAGGATCACCTAGTAATTCATCTTGGCGTTTTCTCCAGTCTTCATTTCTTTCTGGATGGACGTGCCAAGGTAGTTTGATTGGTAAAAAGTCGTTTTCTCCTGACTCTGCTTTGCTCCATGTCTGATGGAACCAGTTTCCAGTTCCATACGGTGTTGAAAGTACTATTGCTCCACCACCCGTTGCTAGTGTTTGTTGTGCTGATGCCCATATTTCTCCAATTTGTTCAATGAAAGCTGCCTCATCCACTATCAGCAAAGAAACGGCTTCTGATCGACCTGCATCACTACTTGCTGAAGTGGCTTTAATTTGTGAACCATTACTTAATCGTAATGATAATTTGTTATTTTCATCCGCGTTAATTTTAAGCCAAGAAGGTAAGTTATCATACATAAACTTAACCTTTGTAACCATGTTACGAGCGGTTTCCTGTTTTGTCGCAATACATAACACGTTTTTATCCTTATGGAATAACATTAACCATAAAGAATAACCTGCTGCTAATGTTGATATACCTAACTGACGAGATTTTAAAACAACAGAATAAGGATGATTTTTCCAAAGATTTAAAACTTTATCTTGAAAAGGATATAAATTAAATACTACTCTACCTCTTTGAGGGTGTTGAATGTTACAGTATTTTTTCATAAAGTGTGCTGGATCTTGCACACATTTAATATATTCTTCTCTTATTATTTTCTTTAAATCGGGTTGACTCATAGTAAGACTAAGATGAAGCTAACAGCAGTTAATACAATAGTTCCAGCTAAAGCTTTTACTGTAGATTTTAACTTTATTATTTCTTCCTCTTTAATTTCGATTATTTTATCTTTATTTTCTACAACTTCTTCATAATTTCTTTCGTTAGCTTTACAAACTTCAGTCTGATGTACTAAATTTACAATAGTTTCATCTTGGTTGTTAATGATGCTATCTTGAATGCGAATAGAATCTCTAGATACTTCAAGTTCATTCCTACAATTATCATAGGAGACTTTCATTATCATAGCATTCCTTAAAGCTTTAATAGGAACTATTACAGTTGAATCACTGGAACGCTGCTGTGAACTCGCTGATGATATCATCATCAGACATATCAGAAATACGATTATGTTCTTCATTATATTTTTTTCTATAAGTTTCTGCTTTTTTAGAAACTTCGGTTAATTTAACTTTATCTACAGCTACCAAAGAATCTAAGACTAATTTTGCTGATGATAAAGAGTCAATTTTTGCTTTATTCAAGCCTATTTCAATCTGGAGGGAATCAATTTTTGCTTGATATTCTTTTTCTTTACTTGATTTTTTTAAATCAGTATAGGTGAAAAGAAGCCATAGCAACCCTATAGCTCCCCAAACTATAACCCCTTGAATAATGTATTTTTTCATGTTATCCTACTAACCCACCTGTATCAATTTTAACGTCTCTTTCTTTAAACGCTTTAACTAACTCAGGTTTTTTAATAAATTGTTTTAGAGCAGCCATTTTTTTATCTTTGGCTTCTCCTTTTTCCATATCTTTAATCTTCTTAACTAAAGTTTTCAATTTGTCTTTGAAATCTTCAAATTCAGAATTTGTTACTTTAAATTTAGAAGGAGCACCTTTTACTTTTTCTTTTTCAAGTTCAGCTTTAGTTGGTTCTCTATCTTCATCTTCTTCTCCTTCGGTTAAGGTTTCTTCCATTTCTGGCTGTTTACCTGGTAATCCGAATAGTACGTAGTCTATCATTTTTTTGTTAAACTCATCTTCTAGCTGTCTATGCTCTGAGCTAGCTACAGGGATTCCTTTTGCTTTGTTTACATAATCATGCCAGTCTTCAATTCTGAATACTCTAAAGTGGTGTCTACCCATATCGAAGTAGATATCTTCTCCTTCTAGGCTTTTTGCTGTATATTGACCTCCAGGTAAAGACCAGTCTAATTTTAAAGTACCAGGTTCTATTTTATCTCCGTAGAATTGCTCAATGGCTTCTTCTGCTCCTAGTAAGGCTTCGTTTACTTCTTCTTTAATAAAAGCTAAAGTACTACCATTAGGTAATTTTATTATTTTACCAGCATGAAGTTTATCCATTTGAGCTTGAGTAAGTTCAATTCCTTCACCTTTAGCTACTACTTTATCTTTATCTTTATCTTCAGATAAAATTTCTATAATATATTCTTTAATTTCTGCTTTTAAATCAGAGGTTTTCATGGTTATAAATATTATCCAAAAATTGTTTCTTTTATTTTAGCAATACGTTCTTCAGTTGTTCCTGATAGTTCAACTAGTTTTTTAATTTTATGATTACTTCTATATAGAATTAACTGAATAATACGATCAATTAAGTCTCTATATTCTAAATCAGTTTCACGAACACCATTATCTTCCATTTCTACACCTTCAGGAGAAACATAAAAAACATAATCATAATCACCTACTAATTTATAAGCAGCATCACAAAATGCTTCAGCATCATAATAATCAATTGACTTAGCTGCTTTAGTAAATGCCATAACATCAATTACAGTTCTATCTGTGATAATATTTTCTTGTAATAGTTCTGTACAACGTTCAGCTAAAAATATAAATTGACCTTTTAATGTTGAATCAGTATTTAATGGAATACCTAAATCACGTAAATATTTAGAACGCTCAGTAGCGAAATTGTAGTCTTTAAATTCAGGTAATTCCTTTAAAGCATTTACTAATGTAGTTTTACCTACACTCATTGTTCCACATAAACCTATCTTCATGATTAGTTTCTATTTTGTCCTGCTTGACCCATTGCTGTCTTGTACCAAGGCAAACCTTCACGATTACGACGAGCTTCTTTCCAACCTTCTTCAGTGTATTGAATGCCATGAAGATAATATTCACGTTTACGCTCATTACCTTCAGGAATTAAAGCTGGTCCTTCCCAGTTATGAAGTTTGCCGTCAAACACATAAGCAATAGTTCCGTCTGCTTTTCTAAGTCTCTTCGATTGTTTATACTTGTCATTCATAATCATTAATATAACATCTTTTTTATGGATTTCCAAACTAGCGCCATTGAATAACGTCACCAATATGGTTGTCCCATTCGTCTTCTATTGGTTTTAGAATTTTAGAAACTGATAAAATACCTTGAGCTCCTGAAACTGTAATACCACGAGCTGATAAAGCATCTCCTACAAAGTGAACATTTGGATAATCAATAAGAGCTAAATCACTATCATAAACAAGTGGTTCAGGTGACAAATATTTTACTTCAGGAATATAAACACCCCAATCATCTTTAAGTGTTGGGAATACTTTTTTCATATCCTCGATAAAGTCTTCAATATAGTTCCAATATTGTCCCATTACATGTTTAACACCATTTAAATTATCAATTTGGAAAGCACTAACTTTATTTCCTTCAGATGTTTTAGATGGAGTACGAGATGGAGAATAATATAAACCAGTACCACCAAATTGTAACTTATTTACTACATTACGAGACCATTCAAATGGATTCTTAATACCATTAATTTCCATCAAGATACCAAAGTTAGTCATGTTATTAAGATATTTTTTATCTTTTTTAGCGTGACCATTGTAACTATGATCTCCATATGTTTCTTCTACAGCAACATAAGCGGCATTGTTATTTGTACAGAATGAACGAAGCGAAACACCTTTATCTTCAAATTTACGATATAACTTAAAATCGTAACTAATGTCGATTAGTTTTTGGAAATGTTTTTGTGGTGCCTCAAATCGAACACCAATTTGAACTGATTTAGGTTCAGTTTCTAATTGATATTCTTCTTGAATTTCTTGAGCAAAGTCAATACCTGATTTACCTACTCCAAAAATCAATTGGTCATAAGAAATAGCATTTTCTCCTTGTTTACCCTTATGAGTACAATATACTAAATTTGATTCAAAGTCAACTTTGAATACTTTTTCATTCCAAATAAAATTGATGCCTTTTGATACTAAATAATCATACCAATTTTTTCCAATCTCATGTAGATAATCTGTACCAACATGCCATACAGGAAACAAACGAAGACCAAAATATGGCTTAATAAACTCTGGTTCTTCTTCTGGATTTGAACATTGTACTTCCTCAGGTTTAGGATGGAAACGTTTAAAGTTATTAATTACCTCATCCATTAATTGCATGGCTTTTTTCTCACCAACATACTTAGACAATTGTCCTCCAATTGCTGTATGGTAAGTAAGTTTACCATCTGACCATCCACCGGCTCCTAAGAAACCAGTCATTACTTCTTCAGGTTTCCTGTTATAAGGATCATTACCCATATCAATAATGGTAATGTCTTTTCCAGGATAACCATTGTCAACTAATTTGGTAGCAGCATTCACACCTGCTACACCTGCTCCTACAATTACAATTTTCTTTGCCATATTTAACATTTTAATATATCATTCTTTACATTTAAAGCCAAACTAAAAGTGGCCCACTTTTTAAGGTGGGCCACAGCTCCATATTTTTTATCCCTTACGGGCGACTGGCTATGAATCAGTCTTTATGTATTTTTAGTTTTAACTTTCCTGTTCCTTTTATAACACGATGCCATTCATGTCTTGGTATAAATATAGGTTCATTTATAGAAGTCGGCAATTGATTATCAAGTTGTAACTTCCAATCTGTTTCTCCAATTATTTCAACTGTTCTGTTTTCATCATCTCGATGCCACAATAATTCTATTGGGTCAATGTTTTCAGAAAATTCCCTAATAATATATTTGTCTGTGACTTCTAAATCAATGTATGGTCTCATTTTTCTTTACGTTCTTGCCAGTCATAAGATACTTTATCTTCATCAATAGGACCTCCAGCTGCCCAAGTATAACATGTTCTTTCACTATGGCATTTAAAACTATGCATCCAACAATATCCTAAGTAACCATCTTCTTGTACTGAACCAGGCATACATTCTAACATTCTTTCTGATATATCAAAAGCAACACAATTTTTACATTTTGATTTTTTAGCTACATCTGGAGTTGTATTCCAATGTTTAGCTGCTCTTTCCCAATATTCTTCATCGCTTAAATTAAGAGGACCATATTGGATATAATCTGCTTTAATTGCTGAGTTTCTATTTTTGGTGTTTAATTCTAAATCTTGGGTTGGAAGAGGGCAAGACATAGCTGCTTCAAACAGCTTATTTTCATTTAAATATTTTTTTAAATCAAACATAATTTAATTATTTTGTTTTACCCCATGTTTTACCTTTACCTTTTGATTTACATTGAGATGGGGTAGGACGACAAGAAGGGTATTTAGATCTTTTTTCACCTTTTTTTCTACCACAGGCTTTACATTTTAATCTACCTGTTTTTTTGTTTTTTCTACAGGTATTACAGTCTACCCAACCACCTTCTTTACCAGAGGTGCCTTGACGTTTAAACCATTTATGTAATGATTCGTCTTCTTTAATAATTTCTAAAATTATGTCAGTTAACTTTATCATTTTATACCTTTCCAAATATCTCCTCTACGGCATCTAACTACAGCGCCTGATTTATATGCTGATGGTTTTTTGAATTTACGGTCAGCAATACGAAGACATCTGTCTCGTTTTTTCTTCTTTTCTTGAAGAAGTTCTTTCAATATGTCTGTTAATTTTACCAAAATCCTGAAAAGTTAGACTTTAATCCTAACAATTTAGCGTATCTTGGTAAACGACATGACCAGTAAGATGCTTTTGTTTTATCATTCTTTTCTGAACATCTATGACGCTTTGCAAATGCTTGTCTTGCTTTTGGATTATTAATTTTTGCCTTTAATCCACCTGAACCAAATGATACTTTTTTAATTCTTTTGGTTTTAGGATCTTTAACATAAACATAATATGCTTTAGATCCACCTCTTTTGGGTTTATTTAATGGTGGGTTTTTCTTTTTTTCTTCATTTAAAGCAGCTAATTCACCTCTAATTTCTTCCCAATCCTCAATTGAACCACCTTTGATAAAATCGATAGCGGCTTTTAATGATGGAAAACCTAATTCTTTAAAGTGAACTTTTAATTTTTCAATAGCGTCTCTAACACCAGCTGATTTTAGGTTAATTTCATTTAAATCAAGGTATTCATCTTCCATAATGAAATCTAATGGAACTTTTTTACCTTCAAATATACCAAATTCACCTAAGTGAGTTTCAGTTAAAATTTCTAAATCATCACCTGAAAAGTCTAATACATTACGAACATATAATGCTCTTGCTTCTGACCATAAATTAAAATAATTTTTAGATCCGGCGCGATAAAGATGCTCAGTAAGCGGCTTATTATTGTCTATATGGTATTTTAAACCTTCAGACAATATTTCGCGCGGAGCAACACTTTCGTTTAATATAGGCGCTTTATTACATTTTTCTGAAGCTTTACAACCACAATTGCAATCACTAATTACTTTTTTAGTTATTAATGCTTCTGTTATGACTTTTCTAAGGTTCATGGTTATAAATATTATTTTTTAGTTGATTTTTCAATTTCAATAGTGTTTTGTTTATTACCATTACTTCTCATCACTAATTCTAAATCATACTGAGCATATACGTCCTTACCTTCTAATATATCAACTGATACATATATTTTTAAACCCCCATATGAATCTTTATCTTCAATAGTTATTTTAGTTCCTGGGGTTAATTGGGCCGTTGATCCTGCTGGTATTCTTTCTGGGATTGATGCTATTGAGCCATTGCTTTTACCTATAAGTTTAAAAAATGTTGGGTTAATGTCAGTAATAGACATACCAAAGGCTGTCATTTTAACTAAACCTTGAGCAGGTGTTAATGCTCCTTCTTTTTCTAAGTGTCTAAATAAATAATCTAAAGATTTATAAGCAGCTAATTTAAATTTCTTTTGACTTGTTTTTGTTGGGTTTTTACCAGGTTTATAATCTATAAATTCGCTACTACCTATTTTCTCTAATGTTGATTCTTTATATTGATTAATAGCACTATCAAATTGATCATCAGAATATTCTATTTCTTCATCTGATAAATTATAAATGTCTGGTACTTGTCCTTTTATTTTTTCGGGTTTAAATCTATCTAAAAATGATTTTGCTTTGCCAGCTTGTGCTTTTTCTCCTTTTAAAGAAATTGCTACTAAACCAGGTTTATCTCCCCATTTATTAACAAATATTTTATTAAGTTCTTCTAACCCGGTTACATCAACTTCATCTGTTGAGGGTATAGAAATATCACCAACTTTTAAAAAGATATCACCAGGATTTACTTTATCTGCTTTTAAGCCTGCTTTTTGTGCTTGTTGGGATTTTATTCTATTAAAAGTTTCATCTCTCATTATTTCTCCTTCAGGATAATCTTTAAATATTCTTAAAGCAGATGATAAATTGTCATTTAATACACTTTGTGCTGATTTACTAGATGGAGATTCTTCATCAAATTTTTCAAAATAGGATTTAACTTGACCCTTTGCAGTTTCTCCTAGACCACTATATATACTATCTCCTAAAGAAATTAAATCTGATAGTAGAGATGACATATTATCTTTATTAAAAGGATCTTTATTTTCATTCCATCCTTGTGAAGATTTTAAAGCATTATAAAATACTACTACTAGACCTTCTTTTTGATCTGTATTTGTAACATATTTATCTTTTCCTGTTCCTTTTATATAAATTTCATAACCATCAGCATCTAAATAATAAGCTCCATTATCATCTTTTTTAATTTCACCATTGGGTAATAAACCTTTTTTAATTAAATCTTTTGTTATTTCTAACCTAACATCTCTATTAGTAGCTGGTACATCCTTTACATATATAAAAGGACGTTTTGTAGTTTTCATTTGTATGGCTTCAACTCTATCTTTATATTCTGGATGGTTATTTATTACTGATCTTATTTGGTTTATATTGTCTGGGATATTACCCTTATCCTCGACTTCAAATAAAATTAATTGATCTAATAATGTCTCTAACAACAAAACATCCTGAGCATTATTCATGTCAGGATATCCTTTAGGGAACTTGTAAGCAACTTTGTTTAAAAATTTACTTAATATATCCATTATTTGAATTTAGCATCTATTAAACCTTTAAGGTTTTGTTTATTTACTCCTTTAATGTCTTGCATGTAACCTAAAAGTACTGAGAAGAATTCATTTACCTCATTAGCGTTATTAATATTACCTATTAATTTTTGTATTTGTTTATTATTTCTAATAAAATTAGCTGCTTGTTTAGCATCACCTGTTTTAATACCATCAAGGTTAGGTAAAGCTGTTTCTTCAGCTTCTTTTAAAATTCTTTCACGGATTAAGTTTTTTAATTCTGATTTTTTCATTTTCTTTTATACTTCTGGATTTGGGATTTCTTCTTCTGCTGGTTCTTCTGCTGGGGTTTCTGGTTCTGTTGTAGTATCTGTAGCTGTTTCAGTTCCTGCTTCAGTTCCTGCCTCAGCTCCTGCTTCTGCTCCTGCCTCACCTTCAGCTTGTTGACCATAAGATAATACTCTAGCTAAAGTTTGAGTAGCTTGTTCTTCTTCTCCAATATTAGCTAAGTAATAATTTTTACCTTCAATTTTAGCTATCCAACTTCTTGGGGTATAAGTCATAAAAAATGATTCACCATTGCCTAAAATTATTCTAAAAGTAGTAGGGCGTGGTGCTACCCATTGAATATCAACTATAAATAATTCATATTGATCTGTTAATAAATCAATAATAACATTTTTTAATGAAGGAAATTTTTCTAAGACAGGAAATTTAGGAGCATCTAAAGTGACAGTATCTTCAGCAGATAAAAAATCTGGTTTGTATACTTGTTTTACAAGTACTTTAATTTTCTCCTTAAACTCGTCTCTAGTCATTATTTATATTTTTCCACTTATGTTCCTTAACTCTACCTTTTTTAGAAGACCCAATCCCTGATCATTACTCTGGGACACAGGAGAAATGTTATACATTTTTGGGTTTTTACGATCTTGAACTACAGTAAAATCTTTACCTAATTCATATCCTTTATCAATTAAGGATTGTTGTATTTTTTTAGCTTTAACTGCTCCAAGAACTTTTCCTTTTGTAACAGGAGGTAAGTTTTTATTTTCAGATAATTCATCCTCAGTCTCAACACCTACATTATCAAATACACCAGCGTCTTCTACTTTGTCTAACATAGCATCAATTTGAGGTTCTTTAGTTTCAAAGTCAAGATAATGTTTAGCGCCTACTAAGCAATCTTTAGCTTTAATAATTTTAGCTTGCCACCAATGAGGAAAATCAACTTCACCTGGACCTTCAAACTGGTCTACCATCTGGTATAATTCCATAGCGTATTTTCCAATACGGTATAGGTCAGCTTTTAGCATGTGTGGTTCGTTGTCTTCATGACCTAAATCTAAATCTTCCATTAGATTAGCATCTTTGAGCATATCTCTAAATTCAGGAACGCTTTCAACCCAACTCATAAGTGCATCAATTGCGCCTGGGTTGTCTTGGAAAAATTCATAGGGATCAGAATATCCTAAAGCATAAGTAACGTCTTCAATATCTGAAGATCCGTAGAATCCTTCTTTAACTTCGCCTTTTGCTTTTTTACTAATGATTCCTTTTTGTAAAGCATCAGGTAAATCTTTTTGTTTACCTTTTAATTTAGGATTATCATCATACTTATCTGTAAAAGTAGCTTCTTTAGTTAAAGAAGTTCTAACGAGTTCTTTTAGTTTTTCTTTGTTCATTGATTCGGCTTGTTTTTTGGCAATATTGGTTGCACGACCATACATAACTGCTTCCGCATCTTTACCATAACGTTTTACTAAGGACTTTTTTTGTTTCTTAAGATCCTTAAGTACTTCTTCTCTTTTATTGAGTTCGGCTTTGGTAAGTTCGCGTTCGTTAAGCATGTTATTTTTTATTAAATTGAATCACCATCACTATAGTAATAGAAACTCATTTCTTGACGCATAGCATCTTCTAATTCTTTATCTGGCATTTGTTCAACATTCATAAGATATTGTTCAAATTCACCCCAACCCTCATCATCATTGATAAATTGTTCAGCATCTACCTCTTCATTATTAAATTGAGATAAATAATCAAGTGCTTTTTGAAGATCAATTCTATAAAAATCTCCATCTTCATCTTCATCTTTAACAACGTATTTGTTGTTAATAATGTTTTCTTTTAGCAATTTACCTTCAGCTAAATACTTTTTTAAATCGAAGTTATCCATTTTATTTTATTTTTTATTAATACCTCTTAATTTAGAAATTTCGGATGATACTTCCTCATCTGAAAGAGATGCGATGTATTCTTCCATTTCGGCACCATCTTCTAGGTCTACTCCAGCATCATCGGCGTAAACCTCATATTCAAAAGGTTCTAAATCTTGGATAAGAGTTCTTAATACTGATTTATTATCAGCTTCGTATAATTTACCTTCTGCGAGGTATTTTTTTAAATCAAAATTATCCATTTTATTTTATTTTTTATCTTCAGCAACTGATGCTTGACGATATTCAGTAATAAGTTTTTTAACTTCACCTAATGCTTTACGAGCGCGACCGTGAGCAGCTTTAGATTTACCAGCATGCTCGGCTTTAAATGTTTCGTATAAAGCGTCAATTTTGTCAAATAATTCTTGTGTGTTCATAATTTTTTATTTTTTAATTAATTAGCTGTTGGGTTTAACGTCCAAACAACCCCTCCATCAACTCCAATTGCAAATTGATCTGGGTTTGATCTCATATAGTTTTGAGCGTATGTTGAGAAAATTGTCTCGATTTGTTGTGGGTCAGTTTGGTTATAAAGAGCTAATTTTTTAGTTTTTTCATTAATAGATAGTCCTAAATCTGCTAACTCTGCTTTACTTAATTTTTCAGCAGCAGGTGTTAAAACGTTTTGATAATATTCTGTTTGAGCTTGTTTATTTTGTTCAAACTCTGCATCCATCTTATATACTCTACCTACACCTGCTATAGATGTTAAAGCAATTAATCCGGCTAGTATAGAGCTCTTAAGACTTTCATCAATATTTTCATCTTCTAAAATAAGTAAGTATTCTTTATATTGAGTTTCAGTAATGATGCCTGCTCTTTTTTTCAAAAGTAATTTTTCACTTAATTCCTCTTTAACAACATGTTGGCGAGTAAAGAAAGTTAATGAATTACCAATTTGTTTTGCTAATTTATCATCTTCTAATTTTTTAGCAGCTTCTAAAGCAGCCTCTAAATTGTCTTGAAGTTCTTTTTGTGTACCTGTTAAGTCAGCATCGGCGTTTTGAGTAACTTTTAATCCGCCATCACCTACTGGTTCTTCAGTTGGTTCTGGATCTTCAACGTCAACATCTACTTCTTCTTCAGTTTCGGTTTCAGTTTCTTCATCAGCTTCATGCAACATTGCTTCTAATTCAGCTAAGAAATCAACTTCTGATTCTGGGTCCTCATTTGTATAATTTACGTCTTTTTCGTATTCAGATAAAATCATTTCTTTGATTTTTGCTTTTAATTCTTCTTTAGTCATTTTGCTTGATTTTTTATCGTCTTCCATATCTTTTTCTAAAGCTTCGATATGTTCAGCATCATCGGCTTCAGCATCTTTGTAATATGCTTTTTTGTTTTCGTCTAATTCATTCTCATCTTCATCATACCCATACTCCTCTTCTTCATAATCATCCTCATCTTCGTATTCAGAAGTATACCAAGATTGGTTTGGATCAGTTTCTGCTTCTTGAGTAAAGTCATGAGTTTTATAATTAAAACTCTTAGGGTCAGCTACTAACGCAGGAAATAATACTGGTCCACCATTTTTTGGCTCTAGTTCACCAAAAGCTAATTTAATACCAATACCTCTAAAATCTTTAAAAGTACCACCAAATTCTTCAGCATCATCTGCTGTGTAGCCATTCATTTCAGCTACTAATTCATAGTAATCTTTTCCACCAAATTCACCATATCCGTCATATGCTTTTTCAAACCAGTATTTACCGGTGTTATCAAACATATACACATCAATTGTGTTTTCTTTTTCAGAGCCAATTTGTTGTTCTGTATCTTGAGTCATCCAAGAGAATTGACCTTCAGTTAATGAAGCGTGAAAGGTAGATTTATTCTCTTTTAAAAATTTTCTATAGTTAAAAGTTGCCATAATAATATGATTATAAATATGTGTTTTTTTAGTTTAATCCAGATAATTGTTGCATTCGTTGGAGTTCAGGAGATAAAGATTCTTTCATAGATAAATTTAAATTTGAATAATTTGAAGCAACTTTTTTCTCAACTTTATCTTTTGAACCAGAGACTTGATTTATTGTGCCTCTTATTTCATTGTAAGCTCCATTAATGGATTCAAATATAGCATAACCTAATAATAGTTTATGTCCAAAATGCCAGAAATGTAATATTGTCTCTAAACCAGGAATTATTTCTATGTATGGTTTTAAAAGATCCATAAAATGATGCTCTGTACTTTTAAATATACCCGATATTTCTGAACCTACCATGACTAATTCTGGAAGAATATGAAATTTATAAGGACCTGGGCCTCCTAATTTAGATATTAAGAAAGAAGCTCCATCTAATATTTTTTCTCCAGCCCAAGCTCCTACTACACCTAATGTTCCCATAACTGGGTTAAGAAGTATTTTAACAATATTCCAAACATATTTTATCCAATTATTTTTCCATCCTTTTGCTGTAAGAAAATTTCCTTTATCTTCCTCTTCTTCTTCTAATATTAAAGACAATTTGTTAGTATTAATTAATCCTTCAGTAAGGGTTTTATTAAAAATATTTTCTGCTACTGCTGTTTTTTCTTCTTCTTCTGCTTTTCCAAAAAGACTTGATAGCTTTGATTGTATACCTGCTTTTATTTTATCGCCTATGAAGGATAAAGTTCCTAGAGGGTCTGTTTTTAGTCGCATCCAAAAACCGCGAACCCAACCGAATGATTCACCTATTTGTTTTAACTCTTTTTGAAGAGGTGCTTTTTTAGGTCCAAACAAAGCTTTTTCAATTTTTTTAATAAAATGTGCTTTTAATTCTTTAACTTTTCCTTTTATCCAATCCCAAAATTTTATCATAACTGATTTGAAAGTGTCTTTAATTTTCCCCCAAAGTTTTACAACATACTCTTTAACATTTCCAAAAACCTCTTTTACTTTTTTTACAGCTGATTTGAACCAATCTGCTATAGCTTCATCTACTTGGGATTCAAATAATAGAAGGTTTTTACTATGTAAAGTAGAATATGATTCAAAATACAAATTTAAAGCTTGTTTTTCTCCATCAGTAAAATAATCATTAGTAGGGATACTACTAATAAAATCATGCTGAATCATTTTTATAGTTTGAGGGATTGCCCCAAAAGATACTCTCACATCAAATTCAAGAACTAATTCTCTTAGTCTTTGATCAGATATTTTATATGTTTTCATTTTTTTAATTTATTAAATATTCTTTGTTTTATTTCTTCTAAACCACGTTCACGACGTAATGTTTCTTCATCGTGGGCTATTTGATCTTTCATCATTTGAGCTAAAAATGCTGCTTTAGGATCTTCTGGTAGAGTATTGATTTCACCTTTTTTGAGTTTTTCAAGGTAATATGCTTTAGCTTTATCATCTAAAGACATCATTTCATCTAATTGCTCATCTTCCTCTTTATTATAGTCATTAAATACTTTTTCAAAAGCGTTAAAACTTCTTACTGGTTCATCATATAATTCAATTTGTGGATTTTCATCATCTAAATAATTAATACGAATTTCACCTCCTTGATAAGTCATATCTAAAACTAACGTGTCATAATCTCTACCAACTGCTACTCCACCAACAATTTTTTTACCTACTCCTTCAGCCCACCTTGCTACTTTATCTACTAACTCCTTAACACCTTTTCTTTTAGCAAATTCTCTGATGTTTGAAGGGACAAAAGCTTCGGTTAATTCTTCTTCATTTATCATGTGGTTAGAAAATCTTTCCTTTACTACTCTTTCAAATTCTTTTCTAGTAGCATCTCCAAAGTTATGTCTAACTACCCCTCTTATTTTATCAAAATATTGCATAAATTGATAAGCGTAAATATCGGCTTTTGTAACATCAGCTTGTTCTACATCGGCTTCTTCTTCTAATTCACCTTTTCTTTTACCGAAAGTGCTATGAACTAATTTATCTAATTTTTTATGAAATTCAGTTTCTTCTTTTTTAGAAGCTTCATTCATTGATGTTTTTACAACACCTTTAAGATTATATCTAAACATAAGATCATTAAAGTTATCATACCATTCATCATCTTTATTTACTGGTTTGTAAATTGCTTTGAATGGTTGAACTTTATTTTTAGGATCCATTTCATATTTAACACCTAATTGATCTAATTGAATTTGGATTCCTTTAATGTGTTTATTAGGGTTTGCTACTGGTTTATTTTCTTCTAAACCAAACATAGCATTTGTTTGTGATATATAATTAGCGTAAGGATCTTGAATCATTGCTGCTCGTCTTTCAATTTCATCCTTAGACATATATTCATCCCCTTTTTTCTGAGGTGAGAGCTTAGCAATAGCAGTATCAATTTTATTTAATTCACGTCCGTATCTGTCAGCAATTGGACCACCTTCGGGTTCAGCTTCTTGTTCCATATCACGCATAATTTGAGCGCGTTTTTTCTTTAAAGCATCTAACTTTTTTAGTCTATCCATATTCTTCTTAAAGAAACGGTCGTTAGGATCACCACTAATATTATCTGTTTTCCTTTTTGATAATTCTTTAGATTTAGACAAAGCAGATCTCATTTTCATAAGAACAGGATCATTTACATCAATAGCTTCTTCTACTTTAGTGATTTTAACGAAACCAACTAAGCCGGTTTTCTGTTTACCTTCTTTACCATTTTCAACTCGAACAAAAGCGGGATAACCACCGACAGTACCTTCTACTCTTTTGTAAGTACCTCCACCATCAACTTTAACCATATCACCTACTTTGATATTATCTTTAGCTTCATCTGTTCTAGTTAAATTTTTAAGTGCTTGAGAACGTTTATGAAGTTCAACAGCCGCTTTTTTATCAGTTGGATTGTTTTTACAATAGGCAGCTAATTCATTGTTTGAATAGTCTGAAAATGATTTTTCCTCATTTAATGAGGCAATACTATCTAGTGGGGGCATGTTAGCTGCTTTTCTCATAGTGTCTATATCGTATTTAGCTTTTGCTTTTTTAAGTATATCTCTATCTATTTCTTTATCAACAATAGGATCTATTAATCTAATATTATAATCATCTAAGTATGAATCAAGTTCTTCACTTGACATAAAATCAGATAATTGGTCGTCTGGGAGATATTCACCTAATTCGCCTAACATTTCAGACCAGTCTGATTCAGGGTCTGTAAAATCCATTTCGATAGTTTTACCAGCGTATTGTCTAAAGATTTGGTCTAGTGGATCACTAAACATATCTTCTTTTAAAGATTCTTTTGTTAAATCAGATAAAGACATTCCTGTTGTCTTTCCTGTTTTTAAATCTTTTAATTTAGCACGATCTTTTTCAATAGAAATTATTTCAAATTCTTTAGTATAATCATCTTCTGTTGAAGCGTATTTTTTAGATACTTTGTCTCCTACTTTTAATGTATTTTCTTTTAAAGGTTTAGAAAAGAATTCTTGTATTTTATGAAGGTCTTTCATTTATTTTTTTATTTGTTGTTTTTTTAGAAATAGGTTTTTCTATAGGTTTTTCTACAACTTTTTCCTCTATAACTTTTTCTTCTGGTTGAGGAGGAACAGGAGAAGACTGATTAACAGTCGTGTCTCTAGTCATCTTAGCCATTGTTATGAACTTTCTCATATTATTTCTTTTTATTTAAATAATCATCTAAAAGCGTACCAATTACGCCTGCTTTCTGTCGTATAAATATCCAATCTTCTTTTGTAAATTTATACTCATTATTATATGATATAGCTAAAACACCAATAAAACGGTCATGTAAATCGGAAAGTGCTATCATATAAATTGATTTTGTACCAAAAGGTCTTGAAAAAGACTCTAAATCATAGTTTTTACCTTCTTCAAATGTTGGAATTGTGATTTCTCCTTCTTTATATAATTCAGCCATTGCTTTAGGAAATAAAGAAACAGGAATGTTTTGGAACGTATGTTGAATTGATTTTACATCAAAGCCTAATTTTTCATAAAACACAGAAAATTTCTGGATTGATTTACCTGTTGGGTAAAAATGTCCTCCATTATGGAATTGAGCTATCCATACTCTATCAGCTTCCATTTCTTCTAATAATGTCTCTAATTGCTCATCAATTAAGGAATTCATTTCAATGGCTTCATCTACTGGGTTAACTGGAATAGATGAATCGAATTTCTTTTTAGCCCAAGCGACAGCAATTGGTCCAAACACAGCAGTGATTAGGGCAACAAGTACAGTCGTCAACATAGTTAGTGGTTCCATTATTTTTTAAGTGAATTTAAGTATTTTAGTGCTTCTTCTTTTTGTTTAAGTAATTGTTCTTTACCAGAACCATCCCATTTTTCTACATCACCTGCTTCAGTGACAAAAGAATTTTTAGAGTTTATCATTTCATCAAACCAAACTTCAAAATCTTTAGTTAAACCTTCTACTTGGTCATTAACAACCTGTTTTTCTACTTCTTCTAATTTACCTTGTTTTCTTAATTCAGCCTCATGGTTTACCTGACAGTTAAAGCAATGGCCATACATTACATACCATCTTTTATCTAGATGAGGTTTCATAGTATGAGAACAAGAAGGGCAAAAAACAGGTAATACAATACCTTCTTTTGCCTTATCTAATTTAGTAATATTTTGTTTAATTCCGTTTTTGATAGTCCATGTTCGACCATCTTCTTCCCAAACATCTCCTTCGGAATGGAATTCTTTTGCTTTACTATAACCAATTCCAACAGTAGACTTTTCTCCATACTTGCCTTGAACCAAGTTACGGAGACGTTGAACGTCTTTTTGTTTAAATTCTTTTTTTAAAACTGAATCGTTTTTCATTTATTTTATAATGTCTCTTAAAACACTAGTTAATTTTAATTCTTTAACTGCTTTTAAGGATGGTTTATCTTTAGTAACTACTGTTACTTTATTTTTAGTAGCTACATCTTTAATTTTAGAAGCTAAAGCAGCAGCTGAAGAGTCTTTAGTAGTGATATCAATAACTACTTTTCCTTCAACTCCGTCTTTAATATCTAATTTAGCATCAGAATAATCTTTTTTCCATTCTTTAGAAAATTTATCTTTTGCTTCTTTAGCTGATTCTTTAGCTTTATCTCCAGATAATACTAGTCTTTTATATGTTACTGGTAAACTCATAGTCCTATATTTTGTAATTGTTTAATTGTGTCTGCAGCACTAGTATGTAAAATACCAATACCACCTTGACTTCTCCATTGTTCTATATTATCTGGGCGATCATCGATAAGTATTTTATCTCTACCAGAGTAATTTTGTTTTTTAGAAGCTCTCGCTAAAATAAGTTTAGTTCCTGGGATGTTATTTTTAACCCATAAACGTTTTCCTAAACGTGATTCATTTTCTCTTGAAGGAGCTGATAATAATGTTGGGTTATATTTTGAAATATAATCCCATAATTCTTTACCATCCTTCATCCATGGAATACCTACCCAAAACTTAACACCGTTTTCTTTATCAATAAAGTTCCAAAACTTTTCTGAACCGTATTTGGCATCATATTGAGTTGGTGATAATTTTTCAGGGTTTAGAGAAGTAAAACGCTTATCAAAGTCACAAAGTACGCCATCCATGTCACAATAGATTTTGTATCTTTGTTCTTCAGCTTGGTTTTCTTCCTCTTTAAGCTGCTTATATACATCAGTTAATTTTAATTTATACATTTTTTATACTATCCTCCCAATTACGTAACATAATATTACCTTTTTCATATGCTTCTCTTTCTAATTCATCCAAATGACCATCTTCATTTGTATTAGTTGTATTTATATTTCCTAATGTACCTTCAAGGTTTTGATGGTGATGAACCATTTCGTGGGCGAAAGAACGTAATACGTCTTTTGGGTGCCTTCCAAAGGTGTAAAGAGTTATTGACTTTTCTACTGGGTTGTAATAAGCTGTTCTGCCCAAAAGACGAGACGCGTTTTCTTTATCGTCTGAAATAACCTTAATTTTAGGCAATGGGGTCACATTCATTCCATTGTCTTTCATAAATACAGCTAAAGATAAGAATGTTTCTTTGGGATTCCAAGCCTCTTCAAAAACTTCATTTACAAAATCTTTTGCTAATTCATTTAAACCAAAAGGATCTGATTTTATTTCTGAGATAATTTCAGTTTCATATTCTCCTAAAGGGTTTTTTGCTATAACTTCATATTCTGTTTTTACCAATTGGTCAAAATATTTCCCATTCCATATTTTTGTTTTTTTATAAAAAGTAGGAATAGATATAACAACATCTTGAACAGGAACTTCAACTAAATATGATACTAAATTATCATTATAATCTTTTTTATACCAATTAAGAATTTTTTTCACACCTTTATAATCATAAGCATATGAGGAATAAGGAGTTTTATCTAAATTAATTTTAGTTAATCCAGGTTCTGCTCTAATTATTCTAAACATAGTATTAGAAGGAACTTGTTTATATTCCTTAGGAATATTTAATTGTAATAATTTTTGTAAAGCAGATGATCTTTTTTCTTTATCATCTAAAGAAGATATAATCCAGTCTTGTAAAACAGAATTTATTTGTTTATCTAATTCTTGATCGTTTTCCTTTATAAGTTTTACTTTATTTAAAATATCTTGGGGTAAAGCTTTTAATACCATTGAATAAACTTTTCCACGTTTTTCACTTGTTGGGTTAATAATTAACTTATTTACTTCAAAGCGATTTGTAAAATCTTTAATAATATCAACAATAGTTTTAAGGATACTTAAAGCATTGCCTTCACCTGTCATTTGGAAGGTATCAAGTTTAGAACTATATTGGTCTATTCCAAAAGAAACATCAAATGTTTTAGCTTCTGGGTTGTATTCGCCTGAATGAAATTCAACTCTGTAATCATTGTCAGGAGTAGAAAATTTATAGTCAACTGAAATTAAAGAATTATCTTCTTCATCATAGTTTTTGTCTGAAACTTTAAATTGGTAAATTTCTTTTATAGGAGCGAAACCTGAACCATAAGGTAAAGCTGTTCCTGCTTGTGGGTCAGCTGCTTCTTTCATTTTACGTAAGCGTTCTGTTTTCTTTTTAGATGCTTCTTTACGTTTTTCAGCATAATCTAAAGCTGTTTTTAAACGTTTTTTAACCTCAGGATCTTTTGCTCTACCATAAGCTGCTCTTACTCGTTGATGTATTACATTAATAATCTGAGATTGACGAGCATGAGACTTTGATTTAAATGAAGCTTTATTTAAAGTATCTATTATATCTTGTTTAGTTTTAAAAGATATACCTACAGTGTCTTTTGGGTCTTCATCTGTGTATAATCTACGACTAGAACCTTTAGGTTTTTTACCTGTGCCTTTAGCTGGTTCTTTTCCTTCATCTAATGTATCATGTCCAGGAAGTAAAGCTACTATCATTGGTCCTTTTTGAATAATTTTTGCTCCTGGAATTGCTTTACTTATAAAAGCTCTATACAAATTATCTCTTTGATTACCTGTATCTTCTTCGCCTGATTTTTTAGAAGGAGCATATACAATACCTTGAGCCTCTGTTTGATTTAGATAATATTTTATAATATCTACAATAGTAGACATTACTTTGAATAGTTCCCCTTTATTAATAGTTATTTTAGAAGACATACCTCCTCCAAAATTAGGATCTATTACACCAGCTGCAAATTCTACATCTAATACAGGAATAAATTTATAAACATTACGTTGTAATTGAACACTATATTCAACACCTTTATCAGTTTCAAAACTTACCTCAATACCTATATCATCATATTCCTCTTCAGTCCATTTATATGGTTGAAGATTTGCTTCACCTACTTCATTTAAAGGTAAAGATAAAGCTTTAGCTCTTTTTTTCCATAAGTCTAAAATATCTTCTCTATCTTTTTTAGATACTCTAGCTTTATCAAAGTAATTATTAATTACATCTTTAAAAGGTGTTCTTGACTTTTTAGCTTTTAGGTACATACCTTGAAGCATAGCGTCTACTTCTTGTTCTAGTTTAAAGTATTCTGATTTTGGGAGGAATTTTAATTTAATAAGATTTCTTAACAATTGGTCATCAGCCATTTCTTTAGAATCAAACCTTGTTACTTCTTCTCCTTTTTTATTTTTGTAAGTAGTAGTAGAGGCAACAACATTAGGCCCTTGCTGAGTCATATGTTCTATTTCATGTCTAACAACATCAATTAAATCCATGTAAATTTCTTCCCATTTTTGAGGTAAGTCTCTAGGATCTACTTGAAATTTAACTTCTAAATAAGGTAATTTTCTTGTAGGATCAGCTCCTCCATCTACTCTATAGATACCATATTTAGTTTTTCTAACTGTTAATACAGCATATAATTCAAATTTAATAGGTTGACCTTTAGAGTTAACAGTATCATAATCTTCCTCTAACTCAAATTTACCTGTACCTCCATCATATTGAGACTTCCATTCATCCATTATGTCTCTAACAACTGTACTTGTTATAGTATCATAACGACCTTCAAATACTAATTTAGGATTAGTTGTTTCAAAATCATCTTTTCGCATAATTGTTTTAGCAATTGCTTTATTAACTTTATTAAGAAAAGGAATATTTAAATCTGTTCTTTTATCTGTAGCTACAATTTCTTTAAACTTAGTAAAAAAGTCTATAAATTCTTCTTTCTTTTTACCTAAACGTTTAAAAAATCCTATTAATTGAGCTAAAGTAACATCTGATTCTCTGTCAGTTAGTCTGTCTAATAAATGAGAAGAAGTTAAATCAATATCAATTCCTAATTGTTTATCAGCATAAGTATCAGCTTGTTTTAACTCATCAGGTGTTACAGCTTCTTTTAAGTTTTTAACCATATCCCAAATTTGTTCTTTTTCTTCAACGTCTGGGATCATGTGAAGGAATTGTTCTTTATTATTATCGGCTATTGCTTTTCTAGTTTTAGTTCCACTAACACCACCTTTAGAGGTAATCACTTTAACCTCAAGGTTAGGGTATTTACTAATGGATTTAGTTCGGTTAGCAATATCAGCTAAATCATCTTCATCACCTTCTCTAGCTCCTAAAACCCAATAAACTTTTTCTTCAGGATGTTCTTTAGCATATCCTAAAACAGATTTAACAGGGGCAATAGATGCCTCAACATCTACTTTATCAGAAAGATAATTTTTATAAATGTTCCAAATAGCTAAAGATTCTTCCTGTGTAATACCATCTCTAACTCCACTACCAACAAATATTTTTAATTCATTTATGTCAGGAAGTTCTTCTAAAGCTTGTTTAGCAACATTAAAGTGACCTTTGGTTGGTGGTTTAAACCCACCCCCATAAATAGCCACTGTTTTTGTTTCATCTAACAGTTCTCCAATAAGGAATTTAGTTAGTTGATTCATTTATTTTAAAGCTTTAACTTTTTCAGCAGCTGATTTTCTTTTTTCCTCGATGGATTTTTTAGCTTCACGAAATTCATTCATAGCATCTTCCATTTCTTTAAGCTGGTCTTGAAATGCTTTTAAAGCTTCAGTACCTACTCTACGAGCATCAGATTTTTGTTTGTAAACACCTAAAATATCTTCAATTTTTAATCCACCTTTAACTTGAAGAGCAAACATTGGAAGGTCACATTCCCATACAACATCTTCTATTTCTGAATTTTGTTTTGGTTTTTCAACTACAAAGAATTTACCTACTTCATCTACTGGAATTTTTTCAGCTTCGGTAATTGGGGATGTTTCTTTAACTGCTTTTTCAGCTTCTTCTACTTCATTTAATAAGTCTAATAATTTCATTTGTTTATAAAGTTAGTGATTTTTTGTTGTGCTTGTTCTTTTGAGACTGAATTGTCTATAATATTTTTTATTTTATCAGAGTTTAAAAACTCTTCCATTTGTTGGTTTAATTCCTTATTTAATTTTTCTGCTTTAGCCTGTTCTTTTTCTGTTTTAGGTTTAGCGTCTGTTGGTTTATATGGGTCAATATATTTTTGTAGAATTTTTTCTACATCTTTCATTGTCTCACTTTTACCTGTATTGGCTACAGAAACAAAATTATCTCCAAACAATTGTTTATATTCATCAAAGTTTTTATAAACTTGTAACCAAGTTCTGTAAACAGCAGATGGCATTAAACTTCTATCTTCACCTCCTGATTTTTCAAAGCGCTTTTCATTTCTGTCTAGAGCCGTTTCTAAATCAGTGTAAACATAAAGCATCATAACATCGTAACCATTGTCTTTTAATTGATTATATAAGTTTATAGTTTGTTTAGATGAGGCTGAAGTGCCGTCTAGTATGAATGAATTTTTATTAGCTATAGTATTAGGAATGTCTTCGTCTTTAAGCTTTTTAGTAGCCGCAGCCATAGCTTTCATAAAAGCACTCCTATTTTCAGCATCTGTAGCTTTTTGGTTTAAAGTAAAACCATCAGCCTTTGATAAAGCTGCTATAGTATCGTCTAAATTTAATGTTTTAAGTCCAGATAAGTCTAAGTCACCTGTTATTGACCCTTTGCCTGCCCCTGGAGAGCCTGCCAAAATTATTGCTTTTGGATTTCCTTGCATTTCTATCAATAAAGATACCAGTCCAATCATAGATAGGGTTTGTCATAAATATTATAAAAAAGGCTTGGATAACCAAGCCCTTTCTTTTAATATTTTTTAAGAATTTTTATTAACCAAGTGGGTTAGGAACATCTGTGTATTTGGTATCAATCCATATTTGTTTACTTTGACCTTTATCGCCATCACCTCTCCAAAATTTAACTTCAAATGGGATGTTTTTCTTTTGTAAAAGATTATTTAAATATCTCCAATCTGCTTTGGGTAATCTATATTGTCTTTCAATATAAAAAAGGTGATGTTCAGGATTAACAAAATTTATTTCAAATCCTTTATTTTCTAAAGTATCAAAATCGTCTTGAGTTAAAACAGATCCATCTTCTTCGTTTAATACTTCCATCATTTTTTTAGCTTGACCTTCAGTGATAATACCTGCTAATTGACTCATTCTTATAATGTCTTTCATTTTATTGATTTTATCATAAATATTATAACTTTCTTTTTACTTGAGTTTTAAACTCAGTAAATATTGGAGAATGCTTGGGGTTTTCTAAATCAAATAATTTTTTAACTGTTTTAAAGATATCTAGATTTTCTTCTTGGGTGCGAGATGACTCATACATTTCCCATCCTTTGCCTTGCATTTTACCACTTGCGCCCTTACGCTTAGAAGATTTTAACCAAAGAATACCATAACGGTCAGGTACTTTACCATAACATTCTTCATAACACTTACCATAAACAGCAGTTTGTAAATCATAAGTTGTTTGTAAATTATTAGATGTTTTAAAGTCTACAATCCAAAGTTGACCATCAATTTCACAAACCATATCACATGTACCTGCTACCTTAAGCTCGTCTGAAAATAAATGTACCTCAGTCTCAATTAATGTTGGGTTATATTCTTCCCACCAATCAACAAAACGTAAAAACATTTGCCATACATCCGGGTGATATAATGGACCACCATGAGGACCTAAAAAGTTTAATTCTTCTCCATTAAGGAAAGCCTCAATCATTTCATGTACTTGAGTACCTTCTTCACCTGCTTTTTTAACAATATATTCAGATGAATAACCTACTTTTTTTAACCAGTCTTCAAAGAATTTTCCTTTGGGGTAATATGATAAAACATAAGTTACTGAAGGATAATACTCTCCATTACGTCTATAGTAACGTGAGTCTGGCATAGTGATTTGTTTTGCATCTTCAGAAATTTGTAATATTCTATCGTAAGATTTTTTAATGTTTTTTTTACTCATAAAAATAGTTTTTTTCCCATTAACTCAGAGAATGTTAAGGGATAAGTTTCTTGAATTAATTTAGTAAAGTTTTCAAAACCCATTTCACTTGGATCTTTATCTTTCATATCTACTAAATAAACTTCTTTTCCTTCATTTAATAAACGCTCACAGAATTGTAAAGCTTGT